CCTGCGTCACCACCCGCGCCGGCGTTACGTCGCGCTTGGGGAGAAGCAACGCTTCTCTACCAACCAAGACGCGATGGTGCAGCTCATGGGCTGGGCCGGTAACATGACGCTTTCGGGCGGCATGATGCAGGGCGTTCTTCGCGCTTAACCTCGACAGCGGCGGCTTTAAATAGCCGCCGTACCCCTTCTGGCTTTTGTTGATGAAAGGATATCAACATGCCCTTTAAACCTGACCGTAACTCCGGTCTTGGATATCCGCCCGTTGGCGGTACGCCTATCGGTATCCCCGACGCGACCGCAGTAGTGCAAGTCGGCACTATCGTCTCGATGTTCGATGAAATTCAAGGCTGGGGTGAGTTTATTTACCTCCCCGGCGCTGCATCGCTCGCCGCTGGCGACCTAGTTCTGTACGACACTACGCCGGGTGCGGCCTCTGTTACGCGTCATACCAACGCGACGGGCTCGAATACGGGCCGTCCCGTTGCCATCGCGATGGCAGCTATCGGCGCAACCCAATTCGGCTGGTACCAGATCAGCGGTCTCGCTATCGTTAACACCGTTTCCGGTCAGGTGGCCGGTGTTATGATGGGGACGGCGACGGCCGGTCAAGTCGGCAACACGGCGGACGCTGGGGACCAAATCCTTAACGCCCGCCTGACGACGGCGCGGGGTACGCCTGCGGCGAACCAAGCGTACGCGCTTATCCAGCGCCCGTTCGTACAAGGTCAGATCACCTAAGCTCACGATCCTCCCCGTGAGGCAAACTGGCGCGGTGCGCTTTCCGCTAGATCGGTCCCGCACCGCGCCTTCTTTCATTTAAAAGGACATGGGTATGCACCTTCCTGATCCGCAATACAAAACAGCAGACGGCTCCGCGCTACGCATTTGGCGTGACGAAGCGCAAAATAACTTTCTCTCGCAGCGCGAGGGAAGACCGATTTTTGACGAAGTAATCTACGCCGAGATTATTTCGCCGGGATCGCGCGATAGCGCGCCCGTTCTCGAACTCGTGCGGCACTTTGCGCCGGAAATGAACCACCCCGGCCCTATGTTTCATTCGCGCTACGATGACTATAAGCATTTTGTGGAGGACTTCGAACGTAAGTCCGCTACAGACGCGTCGCTGGCGGGTACCCCCCTGGGCGAATGGTCGGAAATTCCGCGCCGTTTGGCCGCGACGTTGCGCGCGTCAAACATTTACACCGTGGACGCGCTTGCGGCGTTGCCGGATAGCAAGCTCTCGGCGGTCGGACTCGACGGGCGCGTATGGCGCGCGAAAGCCGAAGCATACTTGCAGACTGCGAAAAACGCGGCATACGCGACCGAGCTAGCCGGTCAAATTGACGCGCTTAAAGCGGAACTGCAAGCCAGCCGGGACCGCGAACACGTGATGGCTACCCGCCTGGACGAGCTTGAAGCGGCGAAAAACGGCGGCGAGGTCCCGTCACTGGTCGCCGACGACGCGACGCCGCCGACGCCGCCGATTATCTAACCAAACGACGCCACTTTAAAGCAGGACGTGAGTAATGACGTTGCTATCTACAGCCCAACGGGCGTGCGATGTAGCGGGATTGCCGCGTCCTGCGGCGCTTCTAAGCAGTACCGACCCATTTAACCGTCAAGTGTTGGCTCTCGCAATTGAAGTGCTTGATGAGCTATGCTTGATGAACTGGCCGATACTAAACGTGCCTTATACGTTCAACACCGTGGCTAACCAGTCTCAGTACGACCTACCCGAAGACTTTAAAAGGGAAATGGGCGACACGATGTACGCGGCGTCGCAGTATACACAGCTTCGGGGATCGTTGACGCCCGCAGATTGGGCGCGCCAGCGCGACACGCTGCAAGCACAATATGGTCGGTACCGTTACCGCATTTTTGGCTTGCCTTTAAAGATCAATGTAAGCCCGACACCGACGGCGGTGGAAGCTCTTACGTTTGAGTATCAGACAACGTACAAGGTACAACAGGCAGATACGACCTATAAAAATACGTTCTTTGCCGATAGCGATGTGCCGCTGGTAGACGAAGACCTGTTTTACTCGGGCCTAAAATGGCGTCTAAGGCGCGTTAAAGGTCTTGATTATAGTGAAGAATTTAACGAATACGAAGTCGATAAGGCGAAGCGCTTAGCGCAAGCATTGCAGCTAGGCTCTATGCCGGTTTCGTATCGGTACCCGTATGACGTGCCTGATGGGCTTGGCTTCTATATCCCTGAGAATGGATACGGAAACTAATGGTTGCGGTTCGGAGAGTTAATCGCGGGCGGCAAGCCGTACCGGAAACCGTTGGCGCGCCGACCGGGGGCCTTAACGGGCGTGACGCACTTGTGGCCATGCAGCCGCAAGACGCGTTTCAACTCGATAATTGGATACCGCGAGGCTCCTACTGCGAAACACGCGGGGGCAGCGAAGACTATGCGACAGGAGTACCCGGCGCGGTCGAGAGCCTGGAAGTGTACACGGGCGGCGCGGGCTCGAAGATGCTTGCGTTTGGCAACGGTAGTATATACGACGTAAGCCTTGGCGGCGCCGTCGGGTCCGCCCTAGCGTCGGGCAAAACGAGTAATAAAGTGACGACTGCGATGTTCGCAAACGCGGGGTCGCAGTTTTTGCTTATCTATACCGGCGCGGATCAGCCTATGTCGTATAACGGCACGGCAATCGCGAACCTGACAATTACCGGAATGACGGGTTCGCAGAACACGTTGCATAGCCCGATGGCTTTTAAAGGCCGTATGTACCTTGCGCAAGAAGACCAGTTAGGTTTTTACTACCTCGCTGTCGGTGCAATCCAAGGTGCGGCGTCATTCTTTGACCTACAGCAGCAGTCACTACGCGGCGGCGCGCTGGCGACTATGGTATCGTACTCGCAAGAAAGCATGGGTGATGGCCCGCAAGATTACGCGCTTTTCGTAACCACGGAAGGCGAATACATTATGTACGCGGGGACGGACCCGTCGAATGCCGCCACTTGGGAGCTAGTGGGTAGGTACTACGGCCCGCCGCCTATTGGAAAAAAGGGGTGGTTTAAGTTTCGTTCCGATGTGTATTTTATCACTCGGGAAGGCATTTTGTCGTTTACTCAAATTCGCCAGATGGGCGAAGAAGCGTCGGATACAAAGTACCTGACGTCGCGCCTAGGGCAGCTATACGCTGGTGCAACGACGTATAAGAACACGCACGGTTGGACTGGTATTATCTACCCAGCCGGGAGCCTGTTGGTTGTAAATATCCCGCGAAGCGGCGCGATGAGCGGCGCGTATACGCAATTTGTTATGGATACGAATAGCAATGCGTGGGGCCAGTTTACGAACTGGAACGGCATTTGCTTTGCGCTCTTTAACGACCGTTTGTATTTCGGTACGAACGCCGGGAAAGTGGTGCTCGCCGACGAGGGTTTTACAGATAACGGCGCGGAAGTGGTAGGCGTCGCCCGCCCCGCATGGAACGACTTTGATAACGGTTTCGGCCTGGGTAACGCGGAAAAGCAATTTCACATGCTTTATCTCGCTGTACGGGCGGACGGCGTGCCGAGTGTGTCGTGCGCTTTAAACGTCAACTTTGAAAATGACGAGCCGGTATCAGCGTCGGCAGCCGCGCCGCCGGAAGGCGTGGAATGGGACGTACCGGATTGGGATACGGCGGATTGGGCTGACGGACCCGCTATTCAAAACATAGCTATTCCGGTATCGAAACTCGGCTACGTGGCGTCGCCCTGGCTGAAAGCCGTATCGACTGCAAGCACAATACAGTGGTATGCGTATAGATCAGTCTTCCAGAAAACTAAAGGGGTATTCATACAATGATAGCTGTACCTGCCGGGCGCTTTACAGAAATGGTCGGCCAATACTGCATGGAGAAAATACCGGGTTTAAAGCTTGCGTCTGGCATGTATCAGGCGATGATGGTAGTGAACGACGATAACGACTTCGTGGCCGGAGTAGTGTTCACTAATTTTCGCGATATCGACGTAGAGATTAGCTGCGTTAGCGAAACCCCGGCGGCGTGGCGACCGGAAGTCTGTAAAGCGATCTTTACGTATATATTCGACCAACTCGGTTGTGTGCGGTGTACTTCGATCACGACGCGGCCCAACCGGAAGGCCAGAGGTTTTTTAGAGAGCCTCGGTTTCACCCTTGAAGGCAACGTGAGGTTGGGCTATGACGGCCAAAGGGATGCCTTGATTTACGGCCTCCTGCGGTCTGAATGCCGCTTCCTTGCTGACGATAGCGAGAGAGACGATGGGAAAGAAGAGCGGCCCGAAACCCCCGCCAGCGCCGGACCCGGTGACAACGGCGAAGGCTCAGGGGGAGCAGAACATCGCCGCCGCGATAGCCCAAGCGAACCTGAACCGGATTAACCAAGTAACCCCGCAAGGGTCGCTTACTTATACGCAAGACGGCGTGAATAGCGACGGTACGCCTCGCTACACGCAAACCATGACGCTTAGCCCGGAAGAGCAGCGTAAGTACGAGCTTAACAATCAGGTTGCAAACGCTTTAAACGGCCTTGCCGTTAACAATGTCTCGCGCGTAGCCGATGCGCAATCAACGCCGTTTTCGTATGACGGCATGACGCCGATCCGTACGTCTATTGGCGGCGGCAGCTTGGCGGATATTGGCGACGCCGGAAAGATTAAAGAGCGCCTTGATTACTCGGGCCTAACGAAACTCCCGGGCACAGAGGACTTCGGCGCAGAACAGCGCCGTATGGCAGACACGGTGTACGCGCAAGCGGCGTCGCGCCTTGACCCCCGGTTCTCCCAGCGCGAAGGCGATTTAAAGGCCCGTCTCGCTGCGCAAGGTATTTCCGAAAACTCCGACGCATATCGTCGCGCTGTAGACAACGAAGCGCGCGACCGTAATGACGCGTATAACCAAGCGGTGTATACGGCGCAACAAGCTGGTTCGTCTGAACAGTCGCGTATTTTCGGCCTAGCAATGTCGGCGCGTCAACAGGGCCAGGACGAAGAGAATACGTCAGGGGCGTTCCAGAACACGGCGCAACAGCAGCGCTTTGGTCAAGAAGCGGCGCGGACGGCGGTTGCGAACCAGAATGCGGTGACGCGCTTTAACCAAAGCGCCGCCGAAGCTGCGTTTAACAACCAAGCCCGCCAGCAACAAATACAAGAAGCCGCGTACCTGCGTAATCTGCCGCTTAACGACATTGCCGCGCTTCTCGGTACCGGCCCCGGTGTGGCCGATCCGAACTTTAACCCGGTTTCGCAAGTCGGCGTGGCGGCTCCTGATTACATGGGCGCGGTCAATAATCAGTATAACGCGCAGATGCAGCAGTATAACGCTCAGCAACAAGCGCGTAGCCAAATGCTCGGCTCGATCTTTGGCGCGGTCGGCACAATTGGCGGTGCTGCGGTCGGAAGCGATATCCGCTTTAAAGAGAACATTAAGCGCATCGGTACCCTTGCGAACGGTATCGCAACGTATGCGTTCACCTATATCGGCGATAAAGTGCAGCGGTTTGGCGTCATGGCCCAAGAAGTCCTGCCCGTTATCCCCGATGCGGTTGTTTATGACCGTGATGGCTTTATGTACGTTGACTATTCGAAGGTCTATTAAATGGCAACGCGTCGTCGTCCCCCCGTTATCCCCGAGATTGCGCGCGCATACCAAAACGACCCGCGCACGTTGTTGGCCCGTCAAGCGTTGGCTACGGGCGCGTCTGTTGCTCCTGTAGCGGCGGGCAAGTACGCGTGGGCTGACGGTATCGCGCGTGCGCTTAGCGGCGTAGCGGGCGGTTATATTAACCGCGAGCGCGAGGGCTTCTATGGGGCCGAGGAAGCCGCTCAGATCGCCAAGAGGGAGAAGCGGGGGGCGGATGGCCTCACAGGGCTCCAGGGAGCGCCCGTGGCCGCCCCTGCGCCTGCCCCGGCTACCCCCGTACCTCAAACCATGGAAAGCCCGCCAGAGGGCATGAGCGCGGTCCTAGACCCCCGTGTGGCCTCGTCAATCGCGACGGCGACCGGCGCGCCTCCCCCGGCCCCGCCGCAACCTCCTGGCCCCATTATGAGCGGCCCTGCGTCTATACCTATGGCCCCCATCCCGCCGCCGAATGCGTCGCCTGTAGCGCCGGTAGCTTCTAGCGCGGGGGTAGCGCCAGCGAATACGCCCCCTTTTGGCGCGGCCCGGGCCGGTTCTTCCGCGCCTGAGACCATAGCGGATTGGGACGCGGCCCCAACTATTGAGGAGCTACCTGACGCCCCAGCGCCAGTAGCAAGACCTAATGCGCCGAGCCCGGTAGCGGCTAAAAAGTCGCGGCTACTCGAAGCCGCCTATCGAATTATGCTTGATGCCGACCCGTACGAAAGTGCTATGGGTCAAGAAATGTACGCGCGCGGCCTTGCCGAGCAGACAGAACTTGACGAAGCCGCCGCCGAACGCGAACAGCGTATGCTCGAACAAAAGTTTGACAACGAATGGCGTATGTTTGCGGATGCGGAGTCGCAAGACCGTGGAGCGGCTATTCAGGACCGGCGTGACGTTCGCCAGAATAACTTCGAAAGCGTGTCGCAATGGAGGGAGCGTCGCTTTAGAGCGGACGAAAGCGGTAAGGACCGCGCGTTGCGCCAATGGGAGACGCGCTTTAGTGCGCAAACGCAATACGCGTTGGAGGCGTCGCGTCAAAACTTCCAAGCCGGTCAAAGCGCGTTGGATCGCGCGGTAGAGCTAGCGAAAGTCGGTGGCGCGGGCTATGTGGGTTCGGAAGCGGCTTTAAAGGACGCGAACGAATTCTTCAACACGTCGGCGGGTAGCAAAATACTTACCCAAGCGCAACAAGGAATTGCGTCCGCTGATGAAGCTAAAGCGGCGTTGGGCGAGTTTAGGAAGGTTTTGCGTAGGCAACAAACCGGTGGCGCTTTAAACTACTTTGCCCCCGGCGTAGTGCCGTGGTCTAACAGTAACCTACAGTACATGAAGAGCCTGTCGAATATGCTGGCGCTGGCTAGGTCGCAAACCATGAAGGGTGCGCTGTCCGATAAGGATATCGCGTTCTTGCTGGAAACAGTGCCGAATATCCGTAACACGCGCCAAGCGAATATCGCGCAAATTGCACAGCTTGAGCGTATTGCGGACCTTCAAAGCCAGTTTGCATTGCAAACAATTCGCGCACGCGAACGCGGCGAAGGATCGCGCTTCCTTGAGGACTGGATCAACTACGCGGACTATTCGCGTACGGTTTCGCCGGACAGGATGAAGAAGTTTGAAGCGTGGCGCGCTAGCGTACCTACGGTTGACGCAAACGGTAATCCGGTGAGGCGTTAATGCCTATTCAACGAATGCCAAACGGGGAGTACGTTAACGTCCCCGATAACATTACGCCGGAGGGCAGGGCGCGTCTGGAAAAGGCGTATTCGGCCCCGGCCACGCGTACGTCTGCGACCCCGCCTCGTGCGGCGACGCCTCGTGACCGTATTGCTGAGCGTCGGCGTATTCGCGAAGAAGAGGACCGTAAAGAACGAGAACTCTATAAAACACGCGATGATGGCCCGTTAAGCGGCATGGTAAAGCCTTTGCGGTCTTTGGCGCGCGGCGTGACGTTCGGGGCCGATGAACTGGCCGAAGCTGGCGTGGTCGCGGGTGTGGGTGGCGGTATTCGTGCCATTGCGCGTCAAGATATCGGTGAAATTCCGCGAGTGTTCAACAACGTCCGTCAAGCGCAACGCGAGATGCGCGAAGCCCGGGAAGCCGAGGCTCCGGTTACTAGCGCCGCTGCGGAGATTACTGGCGCGGTCCTCAACCCGGTCGGCGCGTCGCTGGGTATTGCGAAAGGGCTGTCAACGGGCGCGAAGGCTTTACAGCGCGTGGCCCCAGCGGCTAAGCCGACCATCGAGGCGACCCGTGCGGCAATCGCAGCTTTAAAGGCGAGTAAAGCCGGACGGGCAACAGGGGCAATTGTTAACTCAGCCCCGGCTCTAGGCGCACGTGCGGGCCTTAACCAAGGCGTAATTAGCGCCGCTATTGACGGTAAAGCGCCCGACGCCATCGCGTCCGAAGGGTTGCAAGGCGCGGTGCTGGGCGGTGCGGCGGGTGGCGCATTACGTCTTGGCGGCGGAGTAGTAAACGCGCTTGCCAAGCGAGGGGAAAAAGCGGCTCCGCACGTGGCGTATGAACGTATGGCGCGTATGTTGGAGCGTAGCGACAACCCGGCCACGGGTAGGCCGTTTACACCTGACGAAGTGGCGAATGAGGTAAAAGCCGCGCGCGCGGGCGGGACGCCGTATATGACGGCGGACGTGCTGGATGACGGCCAGGACTTCCTGTCCTACTTGTCAAAACAAACGGGGCTTAAAGCGGCGTCTCATGTTCGTAACGAGGCGGAAGAACGCCTTGCCGACGCTGGCGGGCGTTTTGAGAGTAAAGTCCGTAAAGTGCTTGGTATCGGCTCTGAAGACGCGTACGCGACCGGAAAAGCCATTAAAGCAGATCGCCGTGCTGCGGGTGATAGAGACTTCTCGCCAGAGGTCATGGATAGGCAACTGGCGTGGAGTGATAAGCTGGAAAACATATTCACGCGCGACGACCCCAAGTTTCAAAAGATTGTGCGCGAAGCTGCGGACGACATTAAATTTGACGAAGAGGATATTGCGCAACAAGTATTCAGTAAGGGCTTTTTGGCGGGCGAACCCGGCGCGCTGACGTTTGCGCAAGCGCCTAGCATTCGTGTTATGGATGCGGTTAAGAGCAAACTGAATAGTAAAATCAGTACGGCACTATCTGGTAATAAGCCCGATGTGGATGAAGCGCGTAGACTGTCGCGTAAGATCACGCAGCTTAAAGAGGCTATTGCCGAAGTAAATCCTGAATACGGCCAAGCGCTTCTTAACCAACGTGACTTCTTCCAACGCACTGAAAGCCTCGAATTGGGTCAGAAGGCGTTGGATATGATTAAGCGCAAGGAAGCGCGCGAACTTATGGACCTAATCAGCGATCCGAAGGTTAAGTCGGACGATTTAAAGCTCGGCTTTGCTGACGCACTTATGGCGCTGTCGGCAAAAGAAAACCCGGTAGCGTTGCTGCGACGCGCGGCTAAGACGCCTGACCAACGTAAAGCGCTTGTGAAGCTTTTCGGTAGCGAAAAGAAATTTGCGGACTTCGAGCGGTTTATGCGTCGCGAACTACGCGCCCGGGATACGGATTTGCCGATTATCGCGTCGCGGCGTATGCAAAAAGACCTGCTACGCGACCCGCCTCCAGAAAACGCGGGCGAGGCCGTGAAAAGCGCCGCGCAATCGCTAGGTACCGGTTATGCGTTTGGCGGACCTATCGGCGCGGCGTCTCGCGTTGCGCGCGATCTTACTATGCGTGAGAAGACTATTAGTACGGCGGCAAAGGAACAACTTGCTAAAGCGTTGTCCGATGACGCAAGCGGGCTGAAAAAAGGCGTAAACCGCTCTAAAGCCTACATGCGTATTCTTGAACGCAAAGCTAAGCGCCGCGCTGTAAGCGGGTCAAAAGGCGTCGTTAGCTTCGCTGGCGGCAACACTGGTTATGAGGAATAACGCTAATGCCCGGTTATGATGGTTTTGGCAACTTTACGCGCGGGTATAACTGGACGGCGGATAAGCTCGCGTCAATTAAAATTCAAGCTGCGCGTATGGACGGCGAGTTTGATATCTATGCGACAGCACTCAATCAAGTTATCCTTCGTAATGGCGTAGCTGCGTTTACTGGCGATGTTAAGCTGGGCGGAAACGATATTACAGGCATCGGCTTGGGTACGGCGGCTAGCCCGTCAATTGCGCCGACAGGGGACACTACGAGCGGTGTATACTTCCCGTCTACAGGCGCGGTCGGGTTGTCTGCAAGCGGTGTTCTGCGGTTCGGGATTAACCTGTACGGCGCGTACGTACCGAGCGGGCAGCTATTTGGCATCGGCACAGTAACGCCGCGAACGCAGCTTGACGTGGCGGGTATTGCGTCCTTCCGTTCTGCGTTCGAAGACACGGTGATTAGCGCAACCGGTATTAGCGGTACTGTGCAAGTAGACGTCGTGACCGCGCCAATCGTACAGTACACGACTAATGCCGCCGGTAACTGGACGTTCAACATTCGCGCTGACAGCGGAAACACTTTAAATAGCGTCATGGCTATCGGCCAAACGCTGACGCTCGCTATTGAGGTTCCGCAAGGCGCTACAGCGTACTATTGCACCGCCATTACGATTGACGGCGCGGCCCCGGCGTCGATCCAGTGGTCTAACGGCGGCGCGCCTAGCGCTGGTAACGTGTCCGGTACGGACGTGTATACAGTGCGCGTTACCAAGACTGGTGCGGCCACGTTCCGCGTTCGCGCGTCGATGAACCAGGAGAAATAAATGCCGCGCGTAGGTTCGTCCGGTAGCGCCGCGTTAAGGGCGTTTAACCCTAACGCATTGTTAAGAGTGCGGTGGCTTTGTATTGCTGGCGGCGGTGCTGGCGGGGAAGGTAGTAGCGGCGG